CATTAGTCTCAACTGCAAGACCACGGAGTTCTTCAGCAATCGCTTTAACATAGGTATACGAGTTTACTATAGATCCTTTATACCTCTGAGAGGCACAGATATTTAGATAGTCTACGAATATAATATCAGGTTTAATATTTCTCTTCAGTTCTAATTCATTTAATAATGCTTTGAAATGTCCTACATGTGCAGATGCTGTAGGATATTCTTTGATAATTAATTTACCTTGAGTCTTCTTACTTAATGCAGATATTTTATTCTCGTACATTGCTCTTGGTAAGTCATGTAATTTTTGAATAGGAACGTTCAATAGATTAGCATCTATTCTTTCGGCAATCTTTTCCTCTGCCATCTCCATAGTAATATAGAGAACGTTCTTACCTTGGAGCAAACAACTACTAGTGACATGGCACATAAAAAGAGACTTACCCACACCAGTCCCTGCAAGAGCAACATTGAGAGTCTTGTTAGGAAGACCACCCTTTGTAATCTTGTTAAAGAACTCCAAGTCAAAAGGAATCTTTTCCTCAGTCTTATGGTAGAAGTCGTATCTTTCTTCGTAGTTCTGTAAGTAATCATGACCTACATTTTGGTCAAACGACACACCTAATGCATCACTTAGTATTTGTGGAATAGCCCCCTTATCCCTCTTTTCATCCTGTCCATCTGCGATCTTGACACTCTCCATAAGTGAGAGATAAATCGCTCTTTCCTGACACCACTTTTCCGTTGAATCAATGATCCAATCCAGTTCTGCTTTCTCATTGGATAAGCCACTTAATACCTCCATAATATCTTTGAACTGACTCTCTGATAAATCAGTTCTTTCTTGACACTCAATACTCAATGCATTCAGAGAAGGCAATGCATTGTAATTAGAAATATACTCATGGATTTCAGCGAAGATTATCTTGTATGATCGTACAGTAAAATAATCTGACTTCAAGAAAGGTAATACCTTGCGGGTAAACTCTTCATTTGATATCAGATTATTCAGTATGGTAACTTCTAGATTCATGTGTAGTGTAAATAAGAACCAACAATGTATTTTTGAGATGACACTGGTGGTAGTCCTGAGTGTCTATACTGCCAATTAGCAGGGAACAAAAGTATTCTACCACATTTCGGTTTTATTGCAACATCAAGTTTAGGGAAATTTGTTTCTCCTCCTTCTTCTACATCATTTAGATATAGAAACATAACAAGAAACCTTTTAGCAGAAGCATAGTCTCCAACATCAACATGATCTTTGAATTGATCTTTACCATTATTATCATACATCTTCATACGGAACTGTTCAAATCCGTACTGTGCAGGAAAGTCAGGTCCTACATCCAAATAATTAATATAACTTTTAGCACTTACAGTTAAGATGTCAGATAGTCTTGCTTGAATAGACATCCATTTAGGATCTTTATTCAAATACCTTTCTGATATATTTAACTCTCGGAAAGTTGGTCGCTGCTCTCGATCAACATATATGCTGTCGGATTCATGAAACGTGTTAATGATAGTTTCACAAAAAGACTTATCAAGTTTGTCATCATATGTCTTAATATAATCTGATAATCTAGTTGCCATAACTAAACTCTTTGGCAGCAGCTACGTCTAGTTTCTCCATTATCTCTTCGGTGAAATATGTTTCTGGATCCTTAAGTATTGCAGAAGGATATACACTGCTATCACCAACAACGATCCTATTTCCTTTGCGTTCAAAGATTCCATACTTCTCACCTAATTCTAAGAGTCCATAGTATTTGTCTAGACCTCTTTCATCATAGAACAGTCTAGTTTCTATGTCGGAGTTTTCTTTTGTAAGTCTACTTTTAGCCGTCTTAGCCTTAATAATGTTACCAACAACTTCCGTCTTATCCTTTTCTTTTTTCTTAGAAAGATAAATGATCGTAGACGCGGCGTACTTGAGACCAGAGCCTCCTCCCATTTCTTTAGTAGGGATATAAGATCCGACGACATCATAAGTGTGATTTGTAACTATTAAGGGAACATTTGCTTTTCCAAGTTTTAAAGTTAAAACTCTAAAGATTGACTTAACAATTTGAGCACGAGTCATGTCTCGTGTTTCTTTACCTGCTTCAGCGTCTTCAACTTCTTTCGTTGTGGAAAGCATACCAAGAGAGTCTAACACAAACATTAATGGTTTGCGATCACTCTGTTGAAGGTATTTATCTAAAATTCTTATTGCTTGAGTTCTAAATTCTTGGACAGTAGTAATAGGAACTATCAACATACGTGATGAGTCTATACCTCTACTCTCTATTAACTCTTTAGAAAGGGCAGATTCGGACTCGAAATATATGACACCAGAATCGGGATCAGACTCAAGGAAATGCTGAACGATGCCGAGACAAAAATAAGTCTTACCAGTACTTGACTCTCCTGCGAGAGCAGTGATCTTGTTTCCTGGGATGCCTCCATAGATCGACCCAGATAATAAAGCATTAAATACATGGCTACCAGTGTCGATAAAACCGCTTGTATCACCAGCTGAAACTCCGTCGCTGACAAGTGCAGCATATTCATTGTCAATCTCCGTTGCTACATCTTTGAGAAAATTCATGTTAAGGGGAACGTTTAGTAAGTTTAGTGATGTGATTAGAACGTTGCTTTGCTTTTTCAAACCAACGTGCTTCTACCTCATCGTGAAATTCCTTTTCCTGCATGTGCTCACCTGCACCAAATGCTTTTTTATATTCAACAATAAAAATAGTCATCCAAAAAGAAACTCCAAACTTGCTACCTTTTCCGACTTCCATCCTATTGTATCTAATATAACCTTTATTGGGTCAAGGAAACTCTTCTCAAATTGTAACTCATAATCCACCTGTTTGTCAAGTCCAAACTCCTTTGGGAAGGTGCTGATAAATGACACTACATTTTCTCCAAACTTATTAGGTGTTTTTAAATAAACAAATTTAATTTTTTCACCGTCTTGTATAAGGGGATATTTGTGCATTAAGTTATTCTTCTTATTGTAGTGGTTGTATAACAACGCACCACGAACATGAATGGGTGTTCCTTTACTATAGATACTGGATGGGTTCGCCCATTTATTTATCCCATTGCATCCTCTGGGGAATGATATGTCTTCAACAGGTAACTCGTTGAAGTGATCTTTAAAGTTTGCAATGAACTCCTGTGCTGCCTCTTCTCCTTCATTCATGATAACAGTCAAGCACTCTTTAATTTTCTCTCTGCATGCACCAGGTGTACTAGACTTGACCGCTTCAATACCCATAACTTTTAGTTTAGGTTGATCAAATCTTACACCTTCTATGTCCCATGCATTTAAAATATATCTTTTCTTTGCAGTCCATATACCTTTGTTGGCAATGGTCTCACGTTTCATAAACATCTTCTGGTCATAAGCGTTTACGTAGTTGGCCAACGCTTGATAAGAATCCGAAATATATTTCTCAAATTCCACATCACACACCTTATCAAGGAAGCTAACGATGACTTTATCATCCTTCTCTCTCCCCTTGTATACACTTTGAACCAAAGGACCGAGATTAAGATATATGCTATCAGTATCACTTGCAATGACATAATCTACATCCTCCGTCTTAAGAATCTTGTTTAGATATTTATTCATACGTCCTTCAATCCAACGAATAGAAACCTGACCAGATAGAGTAATAGCTTCTGCGTTGGCAAGGTTGTAATAGCGAAAGTATTGATTACCAATAGCACCATAAGCACTATTAAGTTGGATCTTTCTCGCCATCTGAATGTTATTAAACTTGGAGATATCTCTTTGTAGTTTATCAGTCGGTGCTTTTTCATATGCTTGTTTTGCTGCGAGCATTTTCTTTTTATAGATCGTACGTTCTTTGTAGATCTTATCCATCATCTCAGGTAAGAAACCTTGTATGTCTTTACGATACTGTGCACCATTAGCACATACACATACATCATCTTCGATGGTTATCTCTTCATTTAAAATCCTTTCAACGCTCGCACTGGGATGTCTAGTCTCCCAGAGTGTTTCTGGCGAGATATTGTACTGCATGATAAGGTGAGGATACAGACTATTAAGGTCAAAACTAACCACCCAATCAT